CGTAAGGTATTTAGGTGAGGATGATATGACGATTCAAAAACTTATGGAACTAAATGACCAGTTTTACAAAGAAGACGAAAACGACGCGGAAGCTCAAGAAAGCGAAAACGACATTAAAACTTAAAAAGTTAGGACCGGAAAAAATGAAGACAATACAACTCACACAGTTAACAAGGATGTAATTATGGTACAGTCGTTTATATTTTATGAAAGTTTCAAAAGGCAGTTGGACGAGCTTGACGATGATGATAAGCTGCGCTTCTATGAAGCAATTGCAGCGTACGGAATCGACGGCATTGAACCTGATTTTTCGGGGATTGCAAAAGCGTTGTGGCTTCAATTTAAATTCGTAATAGACGAAACGGCTGCGCGCCGGAATCAGAATACTGAAAACGGCAAAAAAGGCGGTAGACCTACAAAGTACGTAAATAAAGAAGCGCAAGAAGTTCAATCGCAAGAATCTCAAGAATTTCAAACTCAAGAAACGCAGGACATTCAAGAAGTTTCAGCCGAAAACAACGGAAACAATACGGATAGCGCCGGTTTTGAGGTTATTGAAAAAACCGAAAATAACCCAATTAAACCGAAAATAACCGACTTAAACCCAAAAAAACCGAACCCTAACCCCAATGTTAATGTTAATGTAAATGTTAATGGGAATGAGAATGGTAATGGGAATGAGAATGATAGTCCCCCGCAATGCGCGGGACACTCCCCGCCCCAAAAACTTGAAGCGCGAAAAACCGCAAACACTCCACCGGACTCGGAATCACTGCGCCTTTCTCACTTGCTTTGCGATCTTCACAAGAAATACGACGCAGGATACAACCCCTCGCCAAAGCACCTAGAGCAATGGGCTGCGGACATTGAAAAGCTGCACCGTCTTGATAATCGCGAGTACTCGGACATCGAAAGCGTCATACGCTGGGTAAAAAGCGACGGTAATTTTTGGCTCTCCAACATAATGAGCGGCTCAAAATTACGCGAGAAGTTTCCGCAACTTTTCACGCAAATGACGCAAAGCCAAAGTATCGGCAAAGGCAAAGGTAACGTTATCGCACATAGCGACGTCGATATAGTCAATGTCGAGGAAGTTGATATTCCGTTTTAGGATTTTTGGGAGAAATTATGACACAAACACAAATCGCGACAAAATCAAAAAACGAAATAAAACCGCTTGCACTTCACCCGATGTTTGCCGCATTGAAAGACGTTAAAAAACTTTCTGACGCAGAAGTCGATAAATTGCGCGAAAAAATGGAAGCGGCTCGAGACGCAGAGCGAGAAGCAGAAGAAGCTGCTTTAATACAAAAACGCTATGAGATGTCCGGCGTACCTAAAAAGTTCTATGCACATTCACTCGACACATACATCGTGTATGATACTTTTCAAGAATCGCTAAAAGCGCAAGTTTCCGCGTATATCAAAGACGCGGGTAATAAAATGCTTTTGTTTTACGGGAATAACGGGACGGGCAAAACGCACCTTGCTTGTGCAATTGTGCGCGCATTAGGCGGGTGCTACACTACTTCTTTTAAGCTGTGTATCGAATATGAGGCAGGTTCCGATTTTAAGGCAAAGAGGTCAAGACCTGAAGTCCTCGATTTTTACGTTGCGCAAAAAATGTTAGTTATCGACGAAATCGGGCGGTTTTCGGACGAAAAAACGGAAAAGATAATAATACCCGCTATTATCAATATGCGGTATGAAGACAACTTGCCTACGGTAATCGTTTCAAATCTTTCAAAAAAGGAAATCGTCGAATATTTAGGAAAAGCCACCTTTGACCGTATGATTGAAACTTGTATCTCAATCGACTTTCAAGGTGAGAGTATGCGGCGCAATAATCGGATGTAAGTTATGGAATTTCAAAACTTTGTAGACTTGGTCGAATCTATGAGAAAGTGCCAGAAAGAAGCATTAGTAAAGCGTCAACTACCGCTAATACAGCAGGCGAAGATTCTTGAAAAGGAAGTCGATACCGCGATTAGGCAGCTTAAAAGGGAAGTCGAAAGCTCGACTGCACAGCAAGATTTATTTTAGTGCGGAATGCGCCGAAAGTTCGGCGCGTTTTTTATTTAACGAAAAACAAAAATGACTATATAAGTGTAAAAAATAGTTTTTGCATGATTTTTGCAGACTTTAAAAACATGGGACGACCGAGAAAAGATACTGTAGACATTCATAACCTCATTCTCAAACTTGCGCAAACCGGTATGACCAATACCGCAATAGCTCATGTAACGGGATTAGCAGAGCGTACGATTTATAATTATTTATCAGATACAAACTTAGGTGAAACGGTAAAAGCCGTACGACATGCAGCTAGCGAGATTGACGCAGAAACAAAAGCGGCGATAAACAAGTCGGCGATACGTGCAATGAAACGGCTTTTAAGACCGCGCAAAATAAAAGAAACGGAAACGCGCATGAACGCATGCGGGCAAGTGTATATGACAATCGAAAAGGAGAAGCAACTTGAGCCTCATGCGAGAGTTGTGGAATTCGCGCTTAAAAACCTTGCCCCGAAAACATGGAACGCTGCGGAAAATGCGGCGAACATTGCCAATACGGACGATAACACGGACACCGACATAAGGATAGTCATAGATGATAACAGTCAACAGTAGTCGATTATTCTCAACAGCGTATAATAAAGCCTTTCGCAGCATTATGGCGCATGAAAAGGAACGCTATACGTTTACAGGCGGACGCGCAAGCTGTAAATCCTCTTTTATTTCAATTTGTATTGTGCTTTTAATCGTTATGAATCCCGAATACAACGCGCTCATTATCCGAAAGACCGCAAATACTTTGCGCCGCTCCGTATTTGAGCAGATTGTTTGGGCGATAAACATTTTAGGATTGTCATGCAAGTTTAAGATACCTAGAAGCAGTACGGCGGCATTACCGATAACTTACACCAGAAAAAACGGGTGTACCCAATCAATTATATTTGCCGGAAGTGATGATCCGGAAAAAATAAAATCAATTAAAGTCGCGTACGGATACTTTGCTATTTTCTGGGTTGAAGAAAAAACGGAATGTACGGAAAGAGAGTTGCAGAATATTCGCATATCCGCATTAAGAGGTGGAGATACTTTTTATATTTTTGAAAGCTACAATCCGCCGAGTGCAACTCGCCACTGGTGTAATATTGAAGCTCATACGCCGGACAAAAACCGAGAAATTATACATACAACGTATCTTGATATTCCTAAAAATTGGCTTGGAGACGCTATTATTCACGACATTGAACACACAAAAGAAACGAATGAGCGTGCGTACAGGAATATTTATTTGGGCGAAGCGACAGGAACGGGTTTAAATATATTTGAAAATATTGAATTACGCGAAATCACGAACGAGGAAATCAATAATTTTGAATGTTTTTACTACGGAATCGACTGGGGCTATTCTCCAGATCCTTTTATGTGGGTTGAGATGGCTTATGACGCAAGGCACGCAACACTTTATATCCTTGACGAAATGCGACTGATTAAACACGGCAACTTGCAGGCGCATGAAGCATTAAAAGAAAAGCTAAAAAAGAAATACCCCGACGCAAAACGTTATGAAAGTTTTGATAAAGGCGTAACCTACGATTTTATGAACGACCGAATACGCGCGGATACTGATAACAAAGACATTGCCGATTTTCGCGCTTACGGATGGAACATTTTACCGGCGGAAAAAGGAATATTTCGAGGTAAGAAAGGGCGCGATGTCGGTTTTAAGTGGCTCCAGTCGCTTGACCGTATCGTTATAGACACCGCACGCTGCCCGTATGCAGCAGATGAATTTTCGCTTTATGAGTATCAAATAGATAAAAAGACCGGTGAAGTTTTAAGCGGCTACCCTGAGGGGCAGCCCGACCATGCAATAGCGGCGGTAAGGTACGCAATGGCTGACGTATACCGATATGCAGGCGAATAAGCGCAATATGCAAAATGACTATAGAGATATGAGGCATACGCAATATGTTTGACAAGTTAAGGGGCTTTTTTATGAACATTTTAAACCTATTCAGAACATACTCAATAAAAGACGTTACAGGAATTGACACAAACATAAGTGCGGCAATATATGAGCGCATAAGGCTATGGGCTGATATGGCGGCAGGTTCAGCCGAATGGAATACAAAAGCCGAAAGCTGCGGCGTACTGTCGCAGATTGCAGGGCGTATATCCATGATGGTTCTGCGAGAAATCGGACTGGAAGTGGAGAATGACGCAATACGTCCCGTAATGGAACACCTTGACAGCAATATTGATACGCTTGTTTCACACCTTGCGCTATTGGGGGGAAGCGTAATGCGCCCGATATTCAGCAATGGGAAGCTGCAATATGAGCTAATACCACTAGGTAACTACTTACCTACTCGCTACGATTTTGACGGAACACTTACAGGCGCATTGATTTTAAAACATATCGTAAACGGATCCAAAAAATACTTATTGACAGAATCCCATTTATACGAAAACGGAGTGCATTCGGTGAGTTGTAATTTATATGACAACACTGACGGGGCACTGCGTAAAACTTCACTTGAATCATGTTCACAGACCGAAAACCTTACACCCGAATACTCATGGCAGAATGTCGCACAGCCTATGATTGTAGAGTTCCGAAATCACGCGCCGAATAAAATCGACGGTAGTAATACGCCAGTCCCGATTATTGCAGGGATTGAAAACCTTATTCGAGACGCGGACGAACAGTACGAACGTATGACATGGGAGCAAAAGGCAGGTTTAATGCGCGTGTGGGCGGCGCGTACCATGTTTGAACATCGTATAATGCGTAATGGTAAGACTGTCGGTACAAAGTTGACCGGAGAGTTAAACCGCCTTGTTACGATGATTGACGGGGACGGAAGCGAAAACGGAAAGGATATAGTAACTCATGCCCCCGCATTACGTACCGACGCGCAGGTTGCTGCATTTCAACAAATACTGCGCAGAATTGAATTGAGTACTAATATCGGCAAAGGCACTATAAGCGATATGGAGAGTGTACAGCAGACGGCAACGCAATATTCGGGCGGCAGGCAAGAACTATATGCAATCGTTGACCGATTCGAGGACGAAATCGAAAACAAGTATCAGGTATGCGCAGACATATTTGCGCACATGGCAGCCGCTTACGGAATAGGCGCAAACAATTCTAAAATTGCCGTAACATGGAACGATGACGCAACTCGAAAAGATATACAGCAAGCCAAGATAAATATGTTGAACGAAATTAGCGCAGGTATTTGCAGCAAAGAAGAATACCGCGTCAAGTTTTTCGGAGAAGATGAAGCGACAGCGAGAGCTAACGTACCGCCCGATCCGGTGCAGGCAAGCCCGTTCGATTTGGCATAGGTATAATGAATGCTCTCCCCCCGTTATCTTGCAGGACTTTCAGAGGAATTAGTAGAAATATACTCACAACTTGAGACGGATATTTTATGCGATATGGCGCGCCGCCTTTCGCGTGTCGGAAAGATAACCGAGATGATGGAGTATCAAGCGCGGACACTTGTGGAAGCAGGTTTATTGAAGCAGAATATTGCCCGTGTTTTAAAAAACTATGATAAGCGCATTGTTGAGGAACTTACGGCGATATTTTCCGACGCTATGATTAAAAATGTCCGCGCCGATAATCGTATTTTCAAAGAGGAAATGGGGCGAACGTTATCGGACAGCCAGACGCAGGTAATGCTTGCGTCGATTAAAAAAGTACATTCAGACCTTTCACGCCTTACGCTTACTACAGCAGAGACAGGTAACTATCAATTTATCCGAATCGCTAACCGCGCATATATGAACGTTGCAAGCGGCGCGTTTAATTATAACTCGGCAATAAAGCAAGCGACGAACGAATTAGCTAAAGAGGGCTTACATACGCGCGTAACTTACAGTAATCAAGGAAAGAAGCCCGTAACGCGAAGTATTGAAGCCGCAGTCCGTATGAATGTTTTGACAGGCGTAAACCAGACAGCCGCCGCCGTGTCTTTGACGAACTGCGACGAATTGGGTTGCGATTTAGTCGAGGTTACAGCTCATTTAGGCGCACGTCCGAGCCATGAAGCGTGGCAGGGGAAGATATATAAACTTCATGGAAGCACTGACAAATATCCAAACTTTTACGAAGTATGCCGCTACGGAGAAGCCGACGGAATCTGCGGCGTAAATTGCAGGCATTCATTTTACCCCTATTTTGAGGGAATAGAGAAGCACTACACGCAGGACGCTTTGGACGAATTATCGGCGGAAAGTGTAACCTATAACGGCAAGGAAATGACGCGCTACGAGGGAGAGCAGCAGTTGCGCCACATAGAGCGCAATATAAGGTTTTACAAGAAAAAAGCCGCCATCGAAAACGCTGCAAACCTTGACAATTCTAAATCGCGCCTAAAAATCGGCGAATGGCAGGCAAGGGCACGGAACTTTACGAAAGAGACCGGCATAATGAGAGATACGCAGAGAGAGCGTATCGGTATGCCGGACGGAAAACCGCAGCCGAAAGGATTGCCGCCTGCAATACAGGGGTATGCCGAAAATCTAAAACAAGCGCAAAATATAAAACGCCTTGATAACGCACAAAGTAAGGTAATAGCAAAGGCAATACAGGGGAAGCCTATGAACTTTAGACAAGCGGACGGCGGTTCTCCGAACCCTAACTACAAAAAAGGCGGCGGCTATGCAAATAATTGTCAAACTTGTGTTGTTGCTTACGAACTGCGGCGGCGCGGTTTTAACGTTGAAGCAATGTCGCGTTATAAAGGTTCCATGTCGGAGGTTCTTGCGTATGATACACGGCTTGCATGGGTAGATAAAAACACCGGAAAACCGCCTGCGTATATTATTCCCGCGCAACCTACAGTAAAACAGACATTTGAATATTTTAAAAACAATATTGAAAAGGAACACCGCTACACTATTCAATTTGAGTGGGAAAAAGAGTTTCTCGCACATATAATTCATTTATGGAAAAACAGGGATAATATTTTGTCATTGTATGATCCACAAAACGGCATAAATACGCGTGGAGATAGTAACGTGATGATTTATCTTGAAAAAATACGACCATCAACAATTAAATTGCTTGATGTTCAAAATTGCGATATAAATATGAATGTAGTAAATAAAATTGTACAAGAGGCGACAAAATGACGATTAAAGAGTTTGTTGATAAAAGTGAATATTTTGATAGTTTTGAATATAGAATGAACTGGACCGGTTATACAGTTTATTATGTATGGGCAAAAGCTGACGAAGGTGCGTGTATTGGATATCCACAATATGCACTTGAAAAGGATGGAAAATTCAGATTGTCAGAATTGAAAGAAACAATAAAAATTATGGAAGAACTTCCATAACATGGATAAAGAAGAATAGCCATAAGCCCTGCAACCACAGCAGGGCTTTTTTTATAAAAATCTTGAAAAAATATAAAAATTGAATTTGACGGCTGGATTTGTTGTTATTAAATTCGATATAAAAAGTTACGCCCGTTCTTGATTTGTTTTCCGACAGCAAGAACGGGCGTGAAAAGACAAATAGCCGGACATTTCCTTTTTTATAAGGTTTGATGTCAGCCGTTTTCTATAAAATAATCAATTCAAATTCGATTGTCAATAGAAAATATGTCTCCGGTAAATAAAAAAGGAGGTATAAATATGTCGAAAAAATATTCAAAAAAAGAACTTGAAGCATTGCAGGAGTTTATCAATACGAATGGTCATTTGACTTACCAGAGTTTTGCGATTCTTGAAAAATTGTATGAGCAAAAAACAGGTGTACGCCGCGTAAGCGGCGCACTGTATATGGCAGCGTGGCGTTTAGAACACGGCTACTATGATACAATCCTGCATGGTTAACCATTAACCGAAATTATGTAAAATATTGACTGTCGGCAATATTTTACACTGCCTACGATGTTCGAGCATCGTAGGCTTTTTTATTGTCGGATTTTTCTTTGTTAATTTTTAGCGTAAAATCAATAGCTATGCAAGTACGTATCAAAATCCCCAAATGACTATACAAATGATTTCATACTCCTGATTGCGGCAGGTGTGTTGCTGCTTTTCCACGCCTGCCGCTTTTTTTGTATTTCGTAAATTGTAAAAATGACTATAGAAGTATGAGAATAATAACAGATGATTTATACGCCCGATTGGTGCGGCATTTTTTAAAAGATGAAAAGGTTGCGCTGTTTCAAGATTTAGTCATGTCGGAAACGGTGAAAGATAATGAAAGCGATACGCAGGAAGATAACATAGGGGGCAACAATGAGCATGATGAGTAACGGGCGAGTTTTGCCAAATTCTCGAATGGGAACATCGGGCTTACAAGTCGATGAAAATATAAAAAAAGGGCAAACGCTATGGGTTATGGTACCCGACAGAATCGCAAGCACAAGTGTCGAGGTGAATATCCCGAAAGAACAGACGGCGGCATTTAAAATTGAATACAGCGTAAGCTCATATTCAACGATTGGAGAAGACGGCAAGGGCGGTTTTTGGCACAATCCTTTCGGCAAAGATGACGAAGTATATAAAGAATGGACGCATATAACTGTAGTTAATAACGTTTCTGCCGTGCGTGTTATATGCCTTGAAGCAAGCGACATTATAAATGTGTGCATAAAGGGGTAAAAAAATGGCTAGTTACGGACTAGTATTACCTGAAGTATTCCCGAAAGGGACACTCATAACGGACATTAAACAGATTGTTACAAGCACGGATGATAACGGAGAGAATGTCATTCAGGCAGAACTTTTTAACGGTCAAAAAGTTGAATTTAAAATACGAAATGGAAGTAAAGGTAATACAGGAGCGGCAGCCGGCTTTACCACGCCGACAGCGGAAATTGATAACGCGGTGGGTACTCCGAGTGTAACGGTTACGGCGACTGGTGATGACACGGCTAAAAAATTTCACTTTACATTTAAGAATTTAAAGGGCGATAAAGGCGATAGGGGCGATTTAACGGAATCTGTTTTAGCTGTAATACAGAATGCTACGCATGATTTACAACAAACATTTAAACGGGAATTATATGAAGAAACGAAAGCGCGTATAAGTGGTGATAACGCAGAAGCACAAGCGCGCGCACAGGGTGATAAATCAATAGTTGATTACGGAGATCCGTCGGGTAATCGCAAGATACAAGTCGGTTATGCAGGGCGCTCACTTCAAGCAGGGGAACTTTTACATTTAGCCGGTTACAACAAGGGCGGAACAAAACTTAAAGATGTTACTGATGACGCCGTAAGGCAGTTATTAGGGCTTACGCAAAAACATATAGTAGACATGATTTATCCGATCGGCACCGTGTACCTCACAATGGTCGGAAAAGATCCGAAAGAACTCTTTCCCGGTACAAAATGGAAGAAAATCTCGGAGGGTAAATATTTAGCGGGCGTAGGAGTCGGACGCGACGTAAACAAAACGCTGCAAGTAATTGGAGAAGGAGAAGGAGCCGGCGAATATTTCCACAAGTTGACAGTAAGCGAAATGCCCTCGCACGGCCACTATGTTGAAGTCTGTAATGACGGCAATCCTGACGGGAAGCGAGACCGTTCAAGCGGGGCAGACTGCCAGTACTGGAACACTCAAGATAACAGAACAAACGTCCATTACAATGTTACCCCCCGTACTGACGATACAGGCGAAGGCGTTCCTCATAATAACATGCCACCGTATTTTGGAGTATATGTATGGCAGCGTATAGAATAAAGATTGTTTCTGCATAAAATCGCAAAATGACTATAAATATGTGGGGGCAACATGAACGCAACAACAGCTATAACAGTGGGTATATCTATAGCAGGTTTTATAATTGGAATTATTATAAAGGTTGCAGGACTTTCGACAAAGTTCGGGCAGATGACACAGAAGCTTGAATCGAATGAGGTGCGTGATGTGGAAGAGAGGGCAAAGGTTCGAGATAAGTTCGTGAAACTTTATCAAAAAACGAATGAGCATGAAACGAAGCTGTCATCTATCGTCGTTCAAATGGATATTATCAAAAGGAATATCGAAGATGAACGGGTTGAAATTCGTGAAAAATTAAACGGACTTTCGGAAAAAACGTCAAAGCACGATATGTTGCTTTCTTCTTTAGTTGAGAAAATTGACGGCATAAAAGAAGATACGCGCGAAATCAAAGACGCGTTGCAGAAAAGTAGTGGGGGCATGAAATGATAAAAGGCATACAGAGGGCGGCGTTAGAAGTCGGCAATTACGGCTGTTATTTTCTTTCGATGTTGGAAGCCGCAGAAAAAATAACCCAAAAACCTAGAGAGGTACTGCCTACTTTTTCAGACATGAAAAAACGCGGTTATATCGGGAAAGATTGTTATATTCTTTCGCCCGATAAAATTTTTAGCGAGTTGACGGGAAAGGTGTACAAAGTTAGGCATGAAGCCAAAGATTACAAAGCGAAAGAGGGGGAAGTTGAGATACTGCGTTTTAAGTGGAATAACGGCGGTAAGGTACTGGCACACTTTGTTCTTGGAGACGGAAGCGGACACGTTGCATACGATCCGTTAGACGGAGCTAATACAGTGAAGTACGGCGTTTTAGAGAGTAAGCGCATATTTACTAAAGTTTAATAAGGAGTGTGAAAAATGCAGGAAAAAACAGACAAAGAGAAGTCAAAGCGAGAACTACAGGCAAAGCCCGTATCGCTTAAAAGTCAACTTATTGCCGCTGTCTGGATTGCCGGTTGGAGCGCGTTCAAATTCTTGCGAACGCCCCTAGATATATCCGTTAAAGATGTACTTTTTTCAGGAATAGGTATTGCGGCGTGTTTCTCGCCCGTGTACCTTTCAATCGTGCTGGATAAAGTAAAAGAGATACGGTTCGGCGATAAAAATGATATGGGGGATATGTAATGAATGTTATTTTAGTTTTAATTTTAATCGTAACGGTTTTGGCGTTATTTTGCGCCTTGCTTATAAAACTTTTGATTGAAAAGGTGAAAGATAACCGCGAATTAAAAAAGAAGATTGAGCGGCGTAATGACAATATCCGCTGTTTACTTGACCACGCCCGAAGTTTGGGCGCAATTCAAAAAGATAGCGCAGAATTATTGAGGAGAATTAGAAATGCGAAGAACGATGATGATATTGATACTGTTATCGGCGATATTATTAAATGCAATAATGAGCGGGTGCAAGACAACTGAAGTCTACACACCTGCACTACCGCCAAAACCTCAACGGATCCGAATTGAAACACCGCACAGCGTCAAAGAATATGCCGAGATAATCGCGTATTATGAAAGGTTGTTGCAGGA